TGAATCGTCAACGCAGGGGGAAACTAATTTATGGAAGGTAGGGCCCTCACTCCCTCCGTGGCAGGGCGGGCACCCGGCGCCGGTTATAGGGGCCACGGCCCAACCGATGCCTTCGTAATAACGAAGGGTAATTATTCCGGCGGGATTGTCAAGCCCGAATCGGAATCGGGGACATGACGGAATCGGGGACATGTACTCGTTACGTGTCCCCGATTCCGGAGAAAACGATGGCCGGAGCGGCGGTAGAAGTAACCACCAACGTCAAGGAAGTGCAGGGCGTGTTTGCCAAAGCGCAGGGCATGCTCCGCGACATGACCCCGCTCATGCGCATCGTCGGCGAAATCGTGCGCACTTCGGTGGTGGAAAATTTCCAGCAGGGCGGCCGCCCCGAAAAGTGGGCGCCCTTATCGCCGGTTACAGTGCAGCGGCGCAAAAAGGGCGGGGCCGACCCGCTCATCGTGCAGGGGTTCGCGGGCGGCCTGATGGGTTCCATCCATGCCGACGCAGGCAAGGATTACGTGCTGGTGGGTACGGATAAAATCCACGGCGCGGTGCACCAGTTCGGGGCGAAGAAGGGGGCTTTCGGAAAGACATCCCGGGGCGCGCCCATCCCCTGGGGCGACATACCCGCCCGGCCCTACCTGATGGTGCAGGACGAAGACTGGACGGAAATCGTGGACGCCGTCGGGGAATACCTGGACGGGCTGTAGGAGAGAGTCATGGAGGAGTTTGTCGTATATATCGCGAAATTGCCCGAGGACGTTCCCACCGAGTTCCAGGTGCTGCCATACGGCACGGTGAAGCTTGAGAACGACGAGCCGGCGCACGTGGACGAGCAGGCGATGGATGCCGTCATCGAGCATTTCAAATTCCGCCAGCTGCCGATGTCGATCGATTACGAGCACCAGACCCTGGACGGCAGGGAAGCCCCGGCGGCGGGCTGGATAAAGGAGCTTGTAAATCGCGGCAAGGACGGCCTGTGGGCGAAGGTGGAGTGGACGAAGCGCGCCGCCGAGTATCTGAAAAACCGCGAATACCGCTTCCATTCGCCGGTGATGATTGTGGATAAGGCCACCCGGCGGCTGAAGCGAATTTACAACCTGGGGCTTACCAATGTCCCCAGGATCAACGGTCTCAAGCCCATCGTGGCCAGGGACGACATAACCGGAAAGGAGGAAGACATGCCGGTGGATTTATTGAACGAACTCATCAAGCTCCTCGGCCTCGATGAGGGGGCCACCCCCGAGGCGGTCATCGAAAAGGTGACCGAGCTGCAGAAGGCCGCGGAGAAGGCAACCAAAGGCGGAGAGCCGGAAAACCGGCCGGTGGCCGCAAAGAGCGTGCTGGACGTGCTGGGACTGGACGAGGCCGCCACCGAGAGCGAAGTCGTGGCGTCGCTCCATGCGCTCAAGAGCGCGGGCGACGAGGACGTCATCGCCAAGCTGCAAACCCGGGTGAGCGAGCTCTCCGACGAGCTGGCCGAGCGGAAGAAGGACGAGCTGGTGGCCGCCGCCCTGCAGGCCGGGAAAATCACCCCCGCGCAGAAAGAATGGGCGGCCGGGTACGCCAAGCGCGACCCGAAGGGGTTCGAGCTGTACGTGGCGAAGGCCCCGGTGCTGATTGACACCGGGAAGACCTACAGGCCCGCCCCGGAAAAGCCCGAAGACGGCCTGGACGATGTCCAGCTCGAGGTCAACAAGATGCTCGGCGTCGACACCGAGACCTGGAAAAAGTACGCGCCGAAAGAGAAAGAGGAGGTGTAAACGATGGCACTCAGCGCAGACAGGAGGACTGAATATAAGGTAGGCGTCGAGATCGCCTTCCCCGTCGCCGCCGCCACCACCATATACGGCGGTGCGATGGTGTGCGTTGACGCCAACGGCTATGCCGTGCCCGCCGCGGACACCGCCGGGTTGAAATTCGTCGGCGTCGCCCGTGAAAACGTGGACAACTCCGGCGGCGCAAACGGCGATAAGTCCGTCATCGTGCGCCGGAAGGGAGTGTTCAGGTTCAAGGCCACCAGCATCACCCAGGCGATGGTTGGCGACACCATGTATGCCGTCGACGATGAGACGTTCGATGAGACGGTTACAAACAGCGTGGCCGTCGGAAAACTCGTCGAGTATGTGAGCGCCACCGACGGATGGATAGACATCGGTTGAAAAAGAAAGAGGAGGTGAAAAACGATGATCATAAACCAATCGACTCTCAACGGCATATACAAGAGCTTCTCCACGCTCTTTAACCAGGCCCTGGATGAAGCGAAATCGCAATGGAGCGTCGTGGCGATGGAGGTGCCGTCCTCCAGCCGGTCGAACGACTACAAGTGGCTCGGAGCGCTGCCCCAGATGCGCGAGTGGCTGGGCGACCGGGTAATAAAAGACCTGAGCGCATTTCAGTACGAGATTCTGAACAAGGATTTCGAGGCCACGGTCGAGGTGGACCGTAACGACATCGACGACGACCAGATAGGGGTGTACAACCCCTTCATCCAGGAGCTCGGGCGCGCCGCGAAGCAGCATCCCGATGTGTTGGTGTTCACGTTGCTGAAAAACGGTTTCTCGAGCGTGTGTTACGACGGCCAGTACTTCTTCGACTCCGACCACCCGGTGGGCGACGGCACGGTGTCGAACACCGGCGGCGGCGCGGGCGACCCGTGGTTCCTGCTCGACCTCTCCCGCGCGTTGAAGCCCATCATTCTGCAGCGCCGGAAACAGCCGCAGTTCGTCGCGATGGATAATCCCGATGACGAGAACGTCTTCATGCGAAAGAAGTTCCGCTACGGAGTAGACGACCGCAAGAACGTGGGATACGGCCTGTGGCAGCTCGCCTACGGCAGCAAGGACACCCTGAACATGACCAGCTACGCCGCCGCCCGCGCCGCGATGATGTCCTTCAAGAACGACGAGGGCATACCGCTGGGCATCAGCCCCACGCACCTGGTTGTGCCGCCCTCCCTGGAAGGCGCCGGCCGGAACATCGTGGTGAACACGACCTACGACGATAACGGCACGCTGAAGAGCAACCCGTGGACCGGCACCGCCGAGCTGGTCGTGGTGCCCTGGTTGGCCTAAAAAAAACCTGTAACGGGCGCATCCTTCGCAGGGTGCGCCCACAAGAAGAACGGAGGTGAAAGCAAATGCCCGTAAAAATAAAAGCCAATTCGAAGGACGGCTTCTGGCGCTGCGGCGTCAGGCATCCGGGAGAATGGGTGACCCACCCGGATGGCCGGTTCTCCGAGAAGGAACTGCAGGTTCTCAGGGACGAGCCGATGCTGAGCGTGGTGGAAGTCCCCGAGGAAAAGACGAAGGACGACGCCGCCAAGGACGACAAGAAAGGGAAACGGTAACCCGCCGTCCCGGCGGCAGGTAAAGCCGATGAGACCCCTTCGCGCCGGAGAATAAAATGGCCTACTGCACTTACAGCGACATCACCGACCAGCTCGACGAGGCGACCCTGGTGCAGCTTACCGACGATGAGAATCTCGGCCAGGTGAACCAGGACAGGGTGAACGCCGCCATCGCCGACGCGGACGGCGAGATTAACGGGTACCTGGGCGCGCGGCACCACGTGCCGCTCGACCCGGTGCCGCCCATCATCAAGACCTGCTCCGTGGACATCGCCGTCTACAACCTCTACTCGCGGCGCAGCGTCGCCCCGGAGGACAGGTTCGAGCGGTACAGGGCCCGCATCCGGTACCTCGAGAAGGTCGCCGAAGGAAAAATCTCCCTGGGAGCGGACGACCCCGAAGGGTCTCCGCCGGACACCGACGCGCCCCGTATGTCGAGCGCGAACCCGGCCCGGATTTTCGACCGGGACAAGATGAAGGACTACTGAGACAATGACCTACGAAGAGCTGGAAGACGCGATAATCGCCACGCTGGAGCCGCTGACGGGCTCGCTCGGCGTCCGCATTCTCGAAAGCTACGGCGGCGAGTTCAGCCCGGACAGCATCTCCGAAATAGCTTACCTGTTTCCGGCGGTATTCGTTCATGTTCCCGAATTACAGTCCGAGCAGAAGATTCGGTTCGATTCCCGCGAGGTAACGGTGGCGGTTTACGTGGCCGCGAAGAACGCCCGGGGCGAAAGCTGGGGCCGACGCGGCGACGACGCCACGGGCAGCGCCGGAACCTATGCGCTCCTGGAAGGCGTGCGCGCGAAGCTCAATCGTAAGCAGATAGCGGGGGCCGGGACGTTCCGCCTCGTGAAGGAATCCAATATCGGCTACTCGAAAAAATTCGGAATCTGCGTATCCCGCGCCGAGTACCGCGTGGGGCTGCGTGAAAACGCATAACGTAACGCCGCCGTCTCGGCGGCAGACAAGGGGCCCCGAGCCCCTTGCCCATAAGGAGGCAATATGAGCCTGGAAGGAATAAAAAGGGAACTGGAGAGACAAATAGACGCAGCGAAGGGCTGCCAACAGTACGCCAAGGCGGGGCGGCTGGCTGACGTGTACGCAGACCTCGACCGGCGGCATGTAGCGGAACTCTATGAGGTGGGCCGGGCGAGTACGGCGATGTCCGAGACGGACTTCGACTTCCACTTCGTCAACTCGCTGCTGGCCCAGCACGGCTGACCGGCTCGGCCATATAAGGAGGTGAAAACGAAATGAAAGGCTCTCAATCCGCAAGCGACATTCTCATCCCGAAGGGAGTGGTCATCGCGTATCCCATAGTGGGCGGCGCGGTGGACGCCGACGGCGGCATTGACCTTGGATATTGCCAAGAGGCCGATATGAAAGTGTCCGAGGAAACCCGCACCAAGTACACCGCCCGCGACGCGTCGAAAACGAAAATCATTGACCGGGTCATAAAGACCGACTACGAACTGCCGCTCAAGCTCATGTCGGTAAACGCCGACAACCTGGCCATGATTTTCCGGGGGCAGAAATCCGCTCTGGTGCAGGCCGGCGGCTGCTACGGCGCAACCGCCCTGGACATCACCGCCCCGGCGGCGCTCGACCGGGCGCAAAAGCTGGGCAAGCGCGGGGTAAGCGTGACCCGCATCAATTATAAGGACGGCACCGGCGCGTTTACCGCGGGCGAGACCCTGTCGGCGGGAGCGTCCACCGCGACAATCGTGTGGGTCGAAGGGACGGTCGCCACCGGCAGCCTGTACGTGGTCGAAGTGTCGGGCGCGGATTTCGTGGACGGCGCGAGCCTGACCGACGGCGCGACCGGCGCGGCCACTCAGAACGGAGACTCGGTCGTCGAGAAGGACATCGTTCTGACCGACGAGACGGGTAATACCCGTTACTCGCTCGACACCGATTACGGTCTCGACCCGAAATCCGGAACGGTGTTCTACCTGTCCGGCGGCTCGATAACCGCCGGGGAAGCGCTCAAGGGCTACTTCGACTACGCGTCCTTGTCGGAGGTGGCGATCAAGTCCGGGGCGACCGGCGTCGAGCACTACCAGGTGGAAATACTGCCGTTCTCCGACGAGAACGAAAACCGCATCGAGACCATCTTCTGGAAGGCCGCCATCAAGGCCGACGCGACCATCAAGCTGATAACCGAGGCCGACGAGGAAATCAGCATCGACGTCACGTTGACGCCGCTGGAGGACGGCCCGAACTCGACAACCGAAGAGCCGGTGTTCCGTCAGATCGTGCATCCGCCGGCGGCATAACTTGTGGTGGCCCGCAATTTTAATCGGAACGCCGCCGTCCCGGCGGCAGTAAACCACCGGGGCGGTGGCGCTGCGAGGTGCAGATAAAATGAGAAAATCCAAAACCATCAAGATCGACGACCGCGAAATCACGGTGAAGGAGCTCAAGGTCAAGCACGTCTACCAGCTCATCAACGAGTTCGAGGAGCTGAGCTTCGAGCGAATCACCAGCCACTGGATGCCGAAGTTCACAGACCTGAAGCCGGAGGACATCATGGAGTTCGCGCCGAGCGAGCTTGAGCTGGTATACAACGCCTGGGCGGAGGTGAACGCGAGTTTTTTCAAGGTGGTGGACAAGCTCGGCCTGGCCGACGTATGGGCGGCGATTCGCAGGCAGATGCTCGAAGAATTGTCGAGCTTGTTCACATCCTCATCGAGTTCGGCCACACGGGAGCCTGGGAGTACGGCTACTCGCTCTTCCTCGAGGTAGTCCGGGTAATCGGGAAGATCGCCCGCGACCGCAATAAGCGCGCCGAGGCCGCGCTGAAAAAAAAGAAAAGGGGGTAAAATCATGATGAAATTTTTTAAACGACTTTGGAGAAAAATCAGGGGCGGCGCCGACGCATTCATTGACTGGTTCCGGGCGGTAGTGCAGCCGGAGCTGTTCGAGTTCCTCAACGACAACAAAGACCTGGCGATGGAGTTTGCGCTTCAGGCCGCGCGCAAGTACGCCAACCAGCCCTCGCACCTGAAACTCGAGAGCGTGCAGAAGGAGCTGGTCGAATATTTTTCCGACAACCACGGCCGCCTGCGGGTGGACAATCAATGGATAAATCTTCTTATCGAGGTCGCCGTCGCGGCGTTGAAGGGCCAGGGAAAGATTTAATCTGGTGGCGGCGCTGCCCGCATTGCGGGACCTACTTCCGCATTGACGTAACCGCGCCGAGATGCCCCGTCTGCGGGTGGACGCCGCACAACATCGAGCACCCGAAGGCGACTCTCCGACCCGGTAAAATAACACAGGTCGGGGAGAGCGCGCAACACAGTTGGAGGCTCCATGAAAACAGTGAAACTCAATTCTCCCATCGCCTGGGTGGGAGGTAAACGACAACTAAGGAAGTATATCATTCCGATGATCCCGGAAGATCACCAGACATACGTTGAGGTATTCGCCGGCGGCGCGTGGGTTTTATTCGGCAAGGAGCCGAGCAAAACCGAAGTGCTGAACGACCTCAACGGCGAGCTGGTGAATTTCTGGCGGGTTATCAAGCAGCGGCCGTGGTCTTTCGTGGCCGAATTGAAATACCTGGTGGCCAGCCGCGAAATC